AAGTTAAGGAGGAGTTATGGAAGATAACGAAAATAAAGATTTGGAGACTACTGCCGAGAGTGTAGAAACAAAAACAGAGCCTGTAAAAACAGAAAAAACATTTACAAGAGAAGAATTAAACAAAATTGTAAATGCAGAAAAAGAAAAAGCTTTAAATGATTATAAAGCAACTGTTGAGGCTCAAAAAGAAGAAGCTGGAAAGCTTGCTAAAATGGATTCAGACCAAAAGAAAGACTATGAATTAAAACAATGGAAAGAAAGAGCTGAAAAAGCTGAAAAAGAAAATTCAATTAGTAAATTACAGTCTGAAACTATTAAACAAGCAAATGAAAAAGGCATTCCTTTAGAGTTTATTACAACTATTAATTTTGAATATGAAACAGCAGATACAATTGCAACAAAACTTGAAACATTGCAAAAGGCTGTAAATAAACAAAGAGAATTAGTTATCAATGAATATTCTAAGGAATCTGCTCCACAAACTGGAGATAGAGTTGATACTACTCCAAAGAGTGGATATGAAAAATTTTTAGAAAATCAAAGATAAAGGAGAAATTAAATTATGGCAGACGAAAAACCAAACGTAAGCGTATTTGATAACAAAGCTTACAATCCACAAGCATTTGGAAGATATATCCAATCAATTCCAAAAACAAGAAAAAATGAATTAGAGAAAGCAAATATCTTTACATCAGATAATGATATTAAAAACTTATTTCAATCACAAAGTACAGCAGTTTATGCAGTTCAACCAATGATTGGTGAATTTAACGGAAACGTTCAAAACTTAGATGGTGAAACAGATTTAGAGGGTGGAGAATTAGACACATATTACTATGGCATTACTTCATACTCAAGAGCTATTACAGGAAAAGAAAAAGACTATACTAAAAATATAATTCCTGGATTAGATCCATTAGACCAAATTGCGAATAAATTTGCTGATAAATGGGATGATGTAAATGAAGATACTCTAGTATCAATAATCAAAGGTGTATTTGCAAGTACAACAGATGGTGCTGACGAATTTGTTGAAAACCATACTCTAGAAGTAGATAAAGTAGATGAAACATCAATTTATGATGCTACTCAAAAAGCATGCGGTGACCAAAATCAAAAATTCAGCATGTCAATCATGCACTCAAAAATAGCTAATGAATTGGCAAAGAAACAATTATTAGAATACATAAAATACACAGATGCTCAAGGTATTCAAAGAAACACAAATATCGCTCAGTGGGGAGATAAAACAGTTTTAGTTGACGATACTGTTACTACTGAAGGTAGCGGAGAAACTTTAAAATACATTACTTATGTATTAGGAAATGAATTATTTGATAAAGAAGATTTATCAGTTGAACAACCATTTGAAAGATACAGAAATGCATTAAAAAATGGTGGTTTAACATATTTAATCTCAAGAAGTATGCAAGTAAGACATCCAAGAGGATTTTCTTATTTAAAGAAATCTCAAGCAAAAGAATCTCCAACAGATGCAGAATTTGCAAATGGTGCAAACTGGGGATTAGCAAAATCTGCTGATGGAACTAAATACTATCCTCACAAAATGATACCTTTAGCAAGAATCGTGTCAAAAGGATAGGAGGCTCTTATGAAATTTAAAAATAAAATAACTGGAAAGATAGAAGAGGCAGACACTTTTACAAAAGAGTTTGCCTTTACTCATAATTCTAATTATGAAAAAGTAGAGGAAAAAAAATCTCCTAAGAAAGAGGAGGACTAGAAAATGGACAAATTAAAAGATAAAAGAACAGGTCAAATATTTGTTCCTGGAAATAGAGCTACTTATAATGATTTTATGAAAACAGGTAATTATGAAGTAGTTAAAGAAGAAAAAACAAAAAAATCATTAGATTAAAATTAGGAGGCAGTAGATGTTAGAAGAAATTAAAAGAAGATTAGGTGCAAATTATATAGAAGGCACAGATGAAATTATAGAGGATTTAATTGACAATATAATGTCTATTGCCTCTAATATAACAAATAGGTCAAATACTGATTCTGAATTATATCCATATGTAAAGAAAGCAGTAGTAAGTGAATATTTACAAAGAGGTGCTGAAGGCATGACATCTAGGTCAGAAGGTAGCTTATCAAGTTCATTTGAAGATGTTATAGACAAAATGAGAACCAATCTTATTAAAGATGGTTTAAGGAGGCTTAGATAATGCTAGAAAAAGATTTAAGCAAAGTTTGGATATGTGAATATGAAACTATTGATGAATACGGCGAGAAAACTAAGAAATGGCATTATAAAGGTACTGCTTATTTAAATTTACAACAAGATATTAACGAGTTAGATAGAAAAAGCACAGGCGAAATTGATTACAGCATTCTTAATGCTAGAACTGACAGAGTGTACGATATTCAAAAAGGAAATGGAATATCCTTAACAGATATATCAGAAGCCAAAGAAATCAATCCTGATTATATTGTAACGGATAATCCTAGAATAGGAAGTACAACATTATATAAATTGGAGAAAAATAATGCTCAAATGTAAGATTAAAGTAAAACATAATTATAAAAAAATGGAAGCATTGCCTAAAACTGTAGTAACTGCAGTTCAAGAAAGTATTGAAGATGTTTTAAATAATATAAGAGGATATGCTATAAGACTTGAAAAAGGCCATAAAGAAAATGGTATTTTAGTTGAAATGGTTGATGTTTCTACTAAAGAAGTAAAAGCTAGAGTATACGCAGATCCAAATCAGTTTATTACAGAAAGTGGCATGTCTTATTTGTTTTTTGAGTATTTTGGAACTGGTACAAATGCAGAAATGGAACATATAGGAACAACAAAACACTTTTTAGAAAGTAATTATTCTCAATGGTTCATTCCTGTAAATAAAGTAGGCAGAACGCTCGGATATCCAATTATAACAATAAATGATAGTCAGTTCTATGTAGCTCGTGGAGTAAAAGCAAATCATTTTTTGACTGATGCAGAATTTAAAAGTAGAAATGAAAATAAGGACATTATTATTAATAAAATCAATGAAATGTTGAAAGAGGTATGTAAATGATAAATTTAAGTGTAAAACGTTTTTCAGATATAGTTGTCGAAAAATTAAAAAGTTTGAATTATGAAATAGTATTGACGAATCCTAGTACAGAAAATAGTTTTCCTTTACTAGAAATTCATACTCCATTAAAAAGCATTTCAAAGATGAGTAACAATATTCCTATAGGTTCTACTTTTCAAATTTCAATAACTTGCTGGAATGATAAGCAAAGAAGTGCAATGGATATGACAGATGAAGTAGAAGAAATACTTCAAGAATTAAATTTTACTAGAACTAATACAAATTCTAGTAATTATGACCAAATAATAAAAAAATACGGAATAATGATAACATTTGAAGTTCGTTATAATGGTATGACGAACTCTTTTGAATTAAAATAAATGGAGGTAAATTATGGCAGAAAAAGAAGAAATTATGCCTAATATAGGTTTATTAACAACATTGTGGATTTCAGAAACTCTTTATGGAGAAAAAACACAAGTAAGTTGGATAGATGGTGAAGATGGTATTCCTGCATTGGAAGGTGAACCTGAACAAATCACTAAAACTGTATTAGATATGGATACACAAATATCTAGACCAGGTGCAAAATCTATTGACACTGTATCTGTACCAATTTTATATACACATACACAACATAAGACATTAAAAGCTAAAGAAAGAAAAGACTTATATTTCTTTGAAAAATACCCAACAGAAACAGCAGAAGATGGAGAAAATCCATTAGTAAAATATTTTAGAGGAAGCTATGTATTAATAGACGATGCAAAAACTGCTGGAGATTTCATAAGAGATAATATGGTTTTATATAGAACAAGTGAAATCACAGAATCTGACGGATTTCCTAAAGAAGCATAATAAAGCAAGCTGAAACATGCTTGCTTATTTTAATATGAGGAGAATTGAAAAATGATAATTGAAACAAAAGGTAAAAAAGTAAATCTAGTATATAGAACTAGAAAAATTGTAAAAATCAATAATATTTTAAATGGAAAAAACTTTGAAGAATTATATTTTAACGCATTAAATAAAAAAGATATTGATGCATTATCTCAAGTAATATTCGTATTTGCAGAAGATGTAGATACAGGACTAAAAGCATTTGATACTGTTGACCAAGTATATGACTTTATAGATGATTATATGGCTGAAAAAGCAAAAACATATGAAATTATTTATAAAGAGATTGCTGAGGATATAAATAAAGAGGGTTTTTTCAACAAGAAGATGACCGAGGAAGAATTGATGTCACGAGTAGATTCTCCGATAGGTCTAAACGTGGACGAAATCGTACAAAAATCAGCAGAAAAAGCAATAGCCAATATAATAGAGCCAGAACTAATGGGTCAAATTTCAAAAGGCTAGAAGATATAATCGATTGTATAAATAATAGCAAGTCTATAAACGAATTAATTTATTCTTATGAAGGACTTGCTTATTATTTTGACATAAAACCTAATGAATTTTGGAATGCAGAATATAGAGAAATTGTAAAATTTTGCAATGTTCAGTTCGTAAAACAAATGGAAGAATATAGACAAGATGTAATTTTACAGGAAGCAGTTTCAGATAAATTAATTCAAGCAGATGCAATGAGTCAGAAAAAGCCAAAAATCCTTTCATTAAGGAAAAAATTTAAGAAAATCTTTGAATAGAGAGGAGGTGGATGACATAACAGTAGAAGAAATAGACATAATAGTTACAGCAAAAGTAGAAGAAGCATTAAAAGAATTTAAAAAAATGGTGCCTGAAGTTAAATCTGTAATGGAACAGGTGCAAACTGAAATAAATAATATTCAGATGAAAAGAATTGCAGTAAAAGTACAAACAACAACTGAACAAGCTAGAAAATCTATAAAGAAAATATCTGAAACAAATGTAGGTAATGAATTACAACAAAAGTTTGAAAAAGCTGGAGAAAGTGTTGATGAATATCAAAAGAAATTAGATGAAGTTCGACAAAAATTCAGTCAAGTAGAAAAAGAAATTAATGCTAAAGAAGAGAAAAAATGGAGTGAGTATCTTCCAGCGGGATTAGATAGAAATAATCCTACTGTAAATAAAGCAGTATCTCCAATGGTATCTGAATCACTTTCAAAGGATACTGGATATCAAAAGCTACTTGTACAAGAACAACAGTTAACAGTAGAAGCTCAAGAATTATCTGCAAAATTATCAGAGGCAAAACAAAATTATAAATCAATAGGTGATGAAATTTCTTTAACAGAACAAAAACAAAATTCTTGGATTGGAAAATTACAAAAATCAGTAATTACTCTTAAAAGTGGACTTGGTAAAGTACTTGGAAAAATAGGAAGTGCAATAAGTGGAATAATTTCTAAAACTGTAAAATTACCTTCGTTATTTAAAAAGTCTGGAAATTCTGCAAGTTCAATGGGAAAAAGCTTAAAAATAGGCTTAAAGAATATTTTAAAATATGCAGGAGCTTTATTTGGTTTAAGAAGTATATATAATGTATTAAGAAATTCAGCTAGCTCTTGGCTTTCAAGTTCTAATGCTCAAGCAAAACAATTATCTGCAAACATCGAATATATGAAATATGCCATGGGTAGTGTATTTGCTCCAGTAATAGAATATATCATAAATTTAGTTTATAAACTTATGAAAGCTATTCAAAGTGTAGTTTATGCATTTAGTGGAGTAAATATCTTTGCAAAAGCAACTGCTTCATCAATGAATAGTGCATCAAAGAGTGCTAGCAAAACAAGTAAATCATTAGCTGGCATACATAGTGAAATAAATAATGTTTCATCTGGTGATGATAGCGGTGAAAGTGATACAACTTCACCTAGTATTGATTTAAGTACAATGGATACTCAAATGAGTGCTTTATCTCAAAAATTATATGACTTTTTTGCTCCATTGAAAGAAAGCTGGGATAAATACGGAAATAGTGTTATACAACAATTGAAAAAAACAGCTACTCAAGTAGTAAAGTTAATATCTTCTGTATGGGGAAGCTTTGAAAAGATTATTACTAATGGAACAGTATATAATACATTAAATTTAATTTTATCTATAATAGGAAATATAGCAGAAGCGTTTGCAAATGCGTGGAATTTTAACAATAATGGAGATGTTATAATCCAAAATTTAGCTAATGCTTTGAATAATGTACTAACTGCAATAAATAATGTAATTCAAACGGATTTCTTTCAAGGATTTTTAAATATAGCTTTGAGTATAATTAGAGAAATAAGTGAAAATATAGCTTCAATAGATTGGCAACCTTTAATTGAAACACTTGTAAAAATTGGTGGAACGATTGGAGTAATAGCATTAGTGATTTTAGATGGATTAGTTAGCACTTTTAAATGGTTGGTTGAGCATCCAGAAGTCGCAGTAACAATAATGGCAATAGTAACGGCAATAAAAGCATTCAATACTGTAATGGCAATTTCTCAAGCTATAGCAAGTGCTAATCCAATTGTATTGATTATAATGGGCATTATAGCAATTGTAGCAACTTTAATTATTACAATAAAAAATGTCATTGATAATTTAAAAGTAATTAAAGAAAATTGGGAAATTGTATGGAATTATTTAAAGGTAAAAGTTTTTGAAATTGTTCATAGTATAATAGAAAAAGTGGCAATTTTATGGACTAATTTAAAAACTGGTGCAAAAGGTGCTTGGGAAGGAATAAAAAATATTTTTTCAACAGTTGCAACATTCTTTAAAAATACTTTTTCAAATGCTTGGACTGCAGTAAAAAATGTATTTTCTAAAGGTGGTCAAGTTTTTGAAGGAATAAAAGAAGGTATTGAATCAACTTTTAA